AAACGTAGTTAGCACACTTTTTTTCTGCTCAAAATTTAGTTAAATTTACCACGTTTCTTGTTTTTCAAATGCGTCAGTATGTAGGTGTATGTAGTAGTATGTTATTACATAGTTGATCTATGTAAGATTGTAAATACAAGGTACAAAATGGCTAAACGTGGACGCATACCAAAACAGAAAGACAAGCTACAAGGACATAGGGATAATTCATTGAGTGTAATACAGGGTGGCAAACAATTTGAAACACCAAAACCTAATTCAAGGTGGCTAACAAAAACACGTAAGTATTGGAACGAATATTGGGAAAGCGATTTAGCACAAACAGCACAAAAAGTGGACTTCCCAGCATTTTATAGATTATTTCAATTTTATGATGAAGTTGAACGAGCAAATCGTACAATTCAAAATATGGGTAATGGTGGGCTTATTGATGTAGGTTCTAAAGGACAACCAGTAGTAAATCCATTAATTATTCTTACATTGAAACTAGAAGAAAAAATATTAAAACTAGAACAAGAACTTGGATTAACACCACTTAGTCGTCAAAGACTTGGTATTAGCTTTAGTGAAAATGCTATGGGGTTTCGTCAGCTTCAACAGCTTTTACAAGATGATGAAGAAAAAGAATTAATAGATCCACGATTAAAAATGTTAGAAGAAGAATAATGTGTAAATGTAAATATATATGTTGTGGTTGTGAACTGCATTGTGCAACGTGGAATAAATGATTAGCTTACCAGAAACAAAAGGTGCAAGAGTAGTTAAGTTTATAGAGAAGTTCTGCGTACACGGTGAGGGCGATTTTTTCGGTGAACCATTTAAACTTGATGATTGGCAAAAAGCAATCATATACGATATGTATGAAATCAAAGATAATGGTGAAAGAAAATACAGGGAAGCGTTAATAGGACTACCAAAAGGAAATGGTAAAACAGCTTTAGCAGCTGCAATAGGACTATATGAACTTCTTGGATCTGGTGTTACCAGTCCATTAGTAGCCGTTGCAGCTGCAAGTTACGAACAAGCAAACCTAGTGTTTGGAACTATGAAAACTATGTGCGAAGAAAGTATATTTTTACGTGATATGGTTGAAACGTTTGAAAACGAAATACAAGTGAAAAACGCACCGGGTAGGGCATTTAGAGTTGCTGCAAAAGCTGGTACAGCAGACGGTGGTAGAAACAGTTGCTTTATCGCTGATGAGATACACGAGTGGAATAACATTAACTTAGAACGTGTACATTATGTTTTATCAAACAATACAGCTAAACGTAAAGACGGATTAGTTCTAAACATTACAACAGCTGGACACGACTTAGATAGTATGGCAGGTCGTATGTATCAACGTGGATTATTAAAAGAAGCAGGAAAGCAAGATGATCCAGAGTTTTATTTTAAATGGATTGGTGCAAAAGAAGATGATAACCCAACAGATGAAAGCATTTGGGAAAAAGTAAATCCGGCAATTCCTAATGATTGGTGGCCAATAGAAAATCTAAGACGTAGGCACAAGTCATTACCAATAAACGAGTTTCAACGATACCACCTTAACCAATGGACAAGAACAGAAGAAGAAAGCTGGATAGAGATAGAAAAATGGTTAGCGTGTCAAGATGAACAGTTAGAACTAGAACCGGGACTAGATACGTTTGTTGGTGTAGATATGGCACTACGGCACGATAGCGTTGCAATAGTGTATGGTCAAAAAGATGATAACGAGATAATAAATATGCTATCTAAAATATGGCTACCAAATGATGAAAACTTTATGGATTACCAAGAAATAGAAGCATTTATTGTTTCATTGATGAAAGACTATAAAGTTAAAGAAGTAGCATACGATCCAGCATTTTTTGAACGTTCAGCACAAGTATTATTAGACCGTGGCGTACCTATGGTAAACTTCCCACAGACGCACTCACGTATGATACCAGCGTGTGGCAACGCTTATGATTTAATTGCAAACACAAAAGTAAGACACAATGGCGATCCAACGTTTACAGATCAAGTAATGAGTGCAGCACAACGAACTACTGATATGGGTTGGCGTTTATCAAAGGGTAGAAGTAAAAGAAAAATTGACGGTGCAATAGCTATGGTTCTAATGCTTGATAGAATAACTGCACCAGAACCACTTAGTGATGAACCAGAAGTATCAATAATCAATTTATGAAATTATACAATGGCGATTGTTTAGAAGTAATGAAAGAATTACCAGATAATTCTATTGATTTAATTGTTACAAGTCCACCTTATGAAGATATTTCTGGTGCAGGATATAAAGCAGACAAAAAAGATATATTATTTTTAAAATTATATTCACAATTTATTGATGAAGTTTTTAAAGAATATCAAAGAATACTAAAAGACGGTGGACAATTATTTTTTAATATTAAAAGTAAAACAGCAAATAAAAAACTTAGAACACCACATTGGCTTGAATTTACAAACGCATTTCAACAATTAGATTTTAAAAGTTATATTATCTGGAAGTATGCAGGTAGTTTTGACAGCACAAAATCTAGGTTTCATTTAGATTATGAAATAATTTACCATTTATCAAAAGGTGATAATATTTACCTTAATACTGATTGTGGTATTGATGATCCTTTAACTTCTGTTTGGTATGTGCCACATAATATACCAAAAGCAGAAAGAGTACACCCAACACAAATGCCACTAGCTTTAGCAGATAGAATATTAAAAATTGCTTCAAAACCAAATGATGTTGTATTAGATAATTTTATGGGAAGTGGAACAACAGGTGTAGCTTGTATAGATAATAATGTAGAATTTGTAGGTATTGAATTAAATGATGTTAATTATAAAATAGCAAAGGAAAGGATAGATGAAAAACTATATAACAACACTAACTGAAGTATTAGGTGCAGGACTTATAATTTATGGAGTATATACAATAAACGTATCATTAGCGTTAATAGTCGCTGGTGCGTTTTTAATTATAGGAAGTTATTTAGCAGTTAGATGAGTTTATTCAAAAGAGTAGAAAACAGGGACGCAGCTTTAGGAAACCTTGTTGATTTATTAGCTTTACGTGAGGGTGGTCTGTACAACTATACAGGCGAAAAAGTTAATGAAATGTCTGCACTTGGTATATCAACTGTATTTAGTGCAATATCATTAATTGCAGATAGTATTGCGTTACTTCCAGTTAAAACACTTCGTTATGACGGACAAAAGACAATATTTACAGATAAACCAAAGTTTTTAGAAAAACCAAACCATAGTCTTGATCTATCAATGTTTTCATTGTTACATCAAATAATTACATCATTAGCTATGCACGGTAATAGTTTTGTACTTGTTGATAAAGACAGACAAGGCAGACCAATACAACTTACACCAATACACCCAGAAAAAGTAAAAGTTGAAATGTCAGACGGACAAAAAGTTTATATGCTACAAACTAAAAAAGGTTCATACGATAGAAAAATAACACATCACAATATGTTACATTTTGTGTGGTATTGCTATCCCGGTCAGTTAATAGGTGTAAGTCCACTTCGCACCAATTCAAATACCTATGGACTTGCATTGGCTATGGAAAGACATATCGCACAGTTTTATGGACAAGGTGGTACACCAAGTTCTGTATTAGAAACCGACAGGGACTTAACAGCTGAACAAGCAAATATATTAAAAGAAACTTGGATTGGCAACCATAATAGAAATAGAAAACCAGCAGTTCTTACTGGTGGGTTAAAATGGAAAGCTATATCAGACGCAGCAGGAAATGAACTTATTGCAGCAAGAGATCAGATTGTTCACGAAATAGCAAGAGTATTTAGAATACCAGCACATTTGCTTTTATCTAAAGACGGTTCAAACGTTTATTCAAATATTGAAAGTAATGGACTTGCTTTTATTAGACATACCTTATTGCCGTGGATTAGAAGAATAGAGGACGGATTTAGCACATTACTACCGGGTAAACAATTTGTTAAATTAGACACAGATGAATATAGCCGTGGCGACCAACTAAGTAGGGTTAGGTCATTTCAAGTAGCTGTTAGTTCTGGAATTATGACACCAAACGAAGCTAGGGCAAAAATGGATTTAGAACCTTATGAGGGTGGCGACAAGTTCTATATTGGTTTACAAGGTGCATTGGTAGATCCAACTCTTGAACCACAAGGTATAGACGAACACGATCCAACAAACGAATTACCAAATGATTAGCGAAGCAAAAGCACTAAACAATACAACACCAGTAAAAGTTATTGATAGTGTAAATTTTGAACAAGAAGTATATTTACACAACGAACACGGTTCTGCTGTTTATTTAGGTGGTTCTGATGTAACTACAGGAACAGGTTATGAACTAGCCAATAATGAAAACGTAACAATGAAGATACCACAAGACAATGAATTGTACGGTATTACTGGAAGTGGTACAGGTAATTTACACGTAGTAAGGCCAGACTAATGCCATACGAAATACAAATGGACAATGAAGATTGTCAAGGACACGCAGTAGTAAAACTTGATGACGGCAGAATTATGGGTTGCCACGAAACACACGAAGAAGCAGAAAAACAATTACAAGCAATTTTGATTAATGAAGCAAAACAAAAAGAAGAAGAAAATAGTTTAGATCAAGATACAGAATTACGACAAGTTGATAGAACACCACCTAAATTTATGCAAGAAAATGCACAACGTGGTTTAGATAATCTTAATAAAGCAGGGGACGGTTTAGTTGATGAAACAGTTAGACAAGCACGTATTAT